GTGCCGTCTCTGCCTTGTATCAGCATCTAAGCTGACAAGGATTATCCTGTAAGTCCGTGAGGACGAACAGGCACCCAGCGCAAGCTGATGCGGCTCTTATACCGCATCGGCGTACTCTCCAAGTGATCAATATCCTCCCCCTTTGGGGGGAATATATTATCCCACCAGTTTGCTAAGACTGGCGGACCCTCACCACTCCTGTCGGATGTGGCAAAGTACTTGAGGAGTGCGGCATAACCACTGATCCTATCTGGGTGTTTAACCCCAGACAACCGAGGAGCTCTTACCAAGAGCTGCTGGGTTCGGCGACACCACTTGTGTGCCGTAGAACTATCAGTGCGAGTATGCCACCCTAACGAACCAGATCTACAAGAAACAAGAGGAAGAGTTTTTCCTAATCTCTCTTCAACTTCGACTTGTAGACAGGTGCTAGCTTTATATAACCCTTGCATCCACATAGTGTTTGAAAGGGCTACTAGGCCGGCAATAACGTTAGGATCTGCTGCGCTTTCATCTGGACGGTGTCGTAAGTAGAGAGGTGTTATGTCAACACCCCTAAACGCATCAACACCGCAGCTCTCTTTGAAGTTTCCTTCGAGAAAGCTCTTCTTAACGTTGACTTTCAATCCAACGTCATGAAGCCAGTTCACTACCTGATGAGCGTATTCGCGTTTTACGATAATATCATCACCGTAGACGCGAACACACCTAGAAGCTCGCCTTAGATTCCAGTATGTGGGGGTCTCACCCCGCATATCGCAGATTGCGGCATAACAAACCACCGCAAACACGACCGATTGGACTGGAAAGGTTAAGGCGTTCCCCATTCCGGCAAATTTACCGATGTCCTTAGAGGCCGTGAGGTCACTATAGACACCAGTAGAACGACAATCCATCATATGGTCAAAGAAAAGACCATGATGTACGAACACTGCCTCAACTAGCTTTACGCTAAGTAAGTCAGATGCCGACTTCAAATCGATGGTTGCCCAGTTGTCGAAACGGGATCCTTCCAAAGCTAACTCTTGATTGTAGCTTTGGTCGGATAGTGCAATACTCTTACCAAGTATCCTACATTCTGAAATTGCTTCCAAAAGTAGGGTGCGAAGTCCTTGTTGAATAAATTGATTCAACACGGGCTCCACGGTAATTGTCCGTCGCGCAGAAGAATTCTTTGCGACGGTTACGAGTCTTGCACTGCTTCTAGAAGCTCTGAAGAGGAGAGGAATACCATTAGGGTATCGTCTTCGGCTTCCACGATCACCACTATATTGAAGCCCGTCCAAATCACCCTCGGGTGACTGGCGGACATCTCTATTAAGACCTTGTCGAAGGTTCCTGCTCGGAACTCTCGCATAGGTCTTGTCGTGATGACCCTGGATATCAAGGCCGTAGCTAGTGGTATCGATCTGACAATCACTCCTGATTGCAGCCGACAGAGCTGACCACTTTTGGTTAGTTCTGAGCCTCTCTTCGACAGCACCGGGACCGTGTCTATAAGTAGCATTTCGTAGCTCCTTTGAGTTTAGGGAGTTAAGAACTATCTTAGCGACACGACCAATGAGATGGGCGTGCCGATCAGGTATCACTACCTGTTTAGCAACGTCATCGCACTGGTAAAATTCAGCTACCGCCTTACTATGAAGCAATGCTTCATTTTCAGTTGATAGCTGGACTTTCTTAAAGAGTTGTAGAACGTTTCTGAGGCATTTTAACGTGCACTCATCAACGTGCTCTTTAAGGATCCCGGTGATAGGGTCGAACACTTTGCAGAACATACCTGAGAGAAATCTCGGGATTGTTCTCCCAGGGGCCGTTTTAAAACCCCTAGGACAGGCAAACCGTCCCGTGGACAGCCCTCGCAAGAGAGCTGCGTCAAGTGACGGTAGGGCTATGGTTAGGAATCCATAACCCTCATGTTCGAACCTTTGCTCAGCCGTAAGAAGATCACGGCTGAGGCCTTTCACATCAGGATTCAACCTCCCGCAGTCAAGCAGGAGGCTTTCTAAGAGAACTATCGGACTTTTCAAGACTTCCTCCAAGAGGTTGGTCTTTCCGAGTCTGAATGCTCCCGTCCGACTCCATAACTGGAGCCGTTTTCGCTGAAATGTCTAAGGACAGATCGGTGTTCCGCATGCCGTTGCAACCTGCTAAGACGATGACAAGTATAACCATCGTCACAGCATACAACGTTACGCGAAAACACCAAGCTATCTTCAGATCGCGGATGTACGGATCATTTGAGGGCATTATTGCCTCCAGATAGGCCTCACGGCCTGGTAAAATACCAATCCGGACTAACTCTGAAACTGAAGAAGCTTAGCGGTAGTAACTTCCGAATCATCCCGGAAGTCCGTCAATGCCTTCGCTAGTGCGACCATGGCCGCATCAGTAAAGCCAAAAGACGGACGCGAGATGGTCAGTGAAACAGAAGCAACCTGCTTCTTGACCAACCCAGAATAGGGATCGGTCGCGTTCACTGTCTGCGTCATCTGAACGTAGTGTTTATCACCTCCGCCTTTCGGACGGGTGTGATTGATGATAACGGTATAACCGTTGCCACCAGTATCCACACGCTCAGATCCATACCCATCTTGCTTCACAATAGTGAAGACAAGAGAAGGTGTGGGGGATGCCGCAGCGATAGTTACGGGATCGGGTAACATATAGACGTCTCCTGTGAAATAAATGGTGGAAGCAGGAAGAATTTCCTACCTCCTAAATTTAGTCCTCTGAGCAATAAGTGCCCCGAGGATACTCATCTGATAAGCCGTTAAGCTTGACGGCACAGATGTCAGTTTCACATCTAAAATTGTCGCGACATCGCTACGAGTTTGACACTCGTAGTCGTAGAACGAGGTATGCCTATTGTTGACGACAGTAGTGTCGTAA